TGTATGGGACAAATATACGCAAAGGTGTGGTAATGATTGCAACCAGAGAAGCCAAATACCAAGAATTTATTATAGAGGGCGCCGAATTTGATCACTATGAAGCTATGTGGGCAAACACAGTATACGCATATTATGAACGGTTCGGTCTGGGCTAAATACATTACAGGAAAGGACAAATAAGATGACATCACCAGTAATAGTTTCCAGAATACAGAATCGTAGAGGAACGCAAGTTCAATTTGATGGGTATGCATATAACCCCGCAGGGCCTAATAGCGTATATCCCAGTGACACGACCGGCGCGGGGTATTACCCAGCTACTCCGGATTCCAATTTTACACCAACAAATTACCCTAATGTATTATTGCCGGGTGAATTAGCACTTTGCACTGACTCTGGGCGTGTATTTCTTGGAAATTTGAACGGTGGATATGTAGAATTAGCAGAATTGCAAGGCAGCGGGCAGTATCTTCAGCCAATATCCTGGACTTTGCCACCAACATATACATCGCCTAATCCGCCTGTATGGACAGCCGTTACAAACACCTTACCTGGACCTATTGTAGTTCCTCTTGAGTATTCTCCTACACCATTTTTTATGATTAATTATAATGTATCAGATAATGGTTCGTCAGATTGGAATATAGTTGGTAATAATTTTTCTAGAAGTGGTTTATTGAATATTACGGCAGTTACACCAACGACACCGGCCCCTCCGCCACCTGTACCAGCTAGTCCAAATCCAGCACCTTGGTCGCCTGTATCATTAACTGACACAGGCAGTGAAGTAAATGCTACACCAACATATGATGTTAGTTTCAATGCATATTATGTATCGGGGCAAATTCAAATTTGGTATAGCCACAATTTTCCAGGTAATTTGATACTTAATACAAGTACCTTAACCTGGACTACATTCTAAAAATTATGATGTGGAATACAATACCCAATGACGAGCGTCTGCATCTTTGGAAAAAGCTTCGTGACGACATTAAGGACTTAGATTTAAACAAACAACTGAATGAAATTGCAAAATTTTGTTCACAAATGCCATTCGGTGCAAGGACTATAGATTATTACAGTCCTATGGATTGGCCGACACCCTGGGAAATACTATTCCACGGTTCGTTCTGCACAAGCTCTATAAGTGTATTGATGTACCATACACTTTTGTTATTAAAGACTGATAATACAGTTGAGTTATTATTAGTTGAGGATAATGATGGTGTATATTTACTACCATTTATAGACTCCAAATTTATATTGAATTATCAGTTAGGATCGGTAAATAATTACTCAGAAATCCAAGATAATTTCAAGGTATTGCAAAAATATACGAAAGAACAGATTAAATCAATCAGATAAGAATAAAAAGGAATTATGACATTAGCAAAAGACATTTTCATCACGAAACGTGATGGAACCAAAGAACCTTACGACGTTTCGAAAATCAAAAAATCAATTCAAATGGCATCTGAGGGTTTAGATGTAAATCCATTGGAGCTTGAATCAAAATTTGATCAATTTTTGAAACCAGGCATAAAAACCCGTGACATTCAACTGAATGTTATTCAACACGCTATCCAATTAGCAACACCCTCTGCTCCAGACTGGGTTAACGTTGCAGGCCGTGCGCTGGCAATGGATGAATGGGCCAATTTTCCATTACGTGGTAGATCATTTAAGGAAGTAGTGCATTATAACATCAATAAAGGGTTATATACAAAAGATTTATTGAGTTTTTACACGGATGATGATTTAGAAGAGTTGGGGGCCTGTGTTAAGATGAACAGAGACCTTGATTACAGTTACGCCAGCCTTATCACTGCAAAGAAGAAATATCTGGGCAAGTTTGAACTAAATCAGTATATGCATTTAGTGAATGCAATGCGATTTGGTCAACTAGAACCCGTTGAAACTAGGTTAAAATTTGTTAAAGAAGTATATAATGCATTATCTTTGCGTAAAATTTCATTAGCGACACCATTCTTGTCTAACCTTAGAAAAGGTGGCAACATTGCATCTTGTTTCATCTTGGCAGTAGAGGATGATTTAGATAGTATCTTTAATAATATCAAACGTGTTGCCCATATATCCAAAAATGGTGGTGGTCTTGGTATATTTCTTGGTTATATACGTGCAAAAGGTTCGGATGTTAACGGATATCCGAACGCTGCCGGATCTGTTGTCCAGTGGATTAAGATTTTTAATGATACATTGGTTGCGGTTAATCAAGGTGGCAAGCGATCGGGTGCAGGCACGATTGCACTTCCTATTTGGCACAATGACATTCAAGATTTCCTGGATATACAAACCGAACACGGTGATTTACGATTAAAGGCATATGATATATTTCCACAAGTAACAATACCTGATATTTTTATGGAACGCGATAGGAATAAGGGTCCCTGGACAACATTTTGTCCATTCGAAGTTAAGAAGAAATTAGGAATTGACGTTCGTGGAATGTATGGTGATGATTTTACAGCGGCATATTTGAAAATTGAAGAAGCAGCAGCGGCGGGAAAGTTGGCAGTTACAAGAAAGATCGATAATGCTCGTGACCTTATGAAAATCATTATGAGGACACAGTTTGATACTGGTTTACCATATATTGCATTTACTGATACGATTAATGAATTTAATCCTAACAAAAATGACAATAATGGTCACGTGGGCATTCCTTGCGTTAATTTGTGTACCGAAAGCTTCAGTAACGTTAAGCCAGATGAATTGGGACACGTCTGTAATTTGGCTTCTATAGTTTTGGGAAATATCAGACTATGGTATTAATTTAACCAATGCTCCAGATCAGATTACCGCAGCACATAATGCCCGATATAGGACGATTGGTATAGGTTTGCAAGGTTTGCACGATCATCTTGCAAGGGAACATTTGAACTTCCATAAATTAGATTATATCAGGGAAATTTCGGAGTGTGTCGCATATAATGCTGCATTGAGTAGCGTTGAATTGGCAAAAACATTTGGCACATTTGATGCCTATGAACATTCAGAATGGAAAAATGGTAACAGGGTTGCAAAATTTGCAGAACACGCATCTGGTAATTATGATTGGGCTTATTTGCAATCGCAAATTGATTTATACGGCATCCGTAACAGTCAATTAACGAGTCCAGCACCAAATACAAGCACGTCCATTTATATGGATTCAAGTGCAAGTGTTTTACCTGTTTATAATTCATTCTTCTCGGAAGATAATAAAAATGGTAAATTGGTAGTCGTTGCCAAATATTTGAAGGATAACCCATTGGGATATGGTAAAACATTTCCTAAGCACACTGCGACAGAGATTATTGATGCCGTTTCAGAGTTACAAAAATTCATTGATACAGGGTGTTCAATGGAACTGATTTTTGATCAGAGAAAAGAAAGTTTTAATGCTAAGGATTTATATGATGCTATTCATTATGCTCATATTAAGAAAACCAAAGCAATTTACTATATTAGAAGTATTAAGAAGAATGCATCTATAGATGCAGAAAACAAACCAGAAGATAACTGCGAAGTTTGCAGTGGATAACACACATAAAGGTAAAGAATGGATCAATTGAAGCAAAAAAAGATATTTGATGAGTTGGGAGATGATTCACAAACAGGAAGAAATATCGTAAATGGCAACGCAACAGGTATTATGAACCTGAATAGTGTGAAATATCAATGGGCACCAAAATTATACAAGATTATGTTAAATAATTTTTGGGTTCCTGAGAAGATTTCACTTGTTGAGGATAGGGTGACTATTAAGGAGTTGACTAAGGATGAATTAACTGCATTTAAGAATACACTGTCATTTCTTATTGCATTAGATAGTATGCAGGTATCTAATTTACCAAAGATTGCAGATTATATTACTGCACCTGAGGTATCTGGGTTATTTACTATACAGGCATTTCAAGAATTGATACACTCTAGTTCATATCAATATTTGTTGCAGGAATTGTTTCCTAATATTGAAAGAGAAGATATTTACAATCATTGGCGAAACAACCCATTACTTTTAAAGCGTAATAAGTTTATAGCAACTCAATATCAAAAGTTTATTGATAATAAGACATTGGAAAATTTCAAAATTGCATTAGCAGCGAACTTTGCATTAGAAAGTATTTATTTTTATAATGGATTTCAATTCTTTTATCAACTTGCATCACGTAATAAGGTCGCTAATACTGCCAAAATGATCAAATATATTGAAAATGATGAAGTAACTCACGTAAATATGTTTACGAATATCATTAGAGAAGTTTTTGATATGGGTAGTGAGAGTGATAAGCAAATATTGTTGAATACTATCACTCAAGCTGTAGAACAAGAGATTGAATGGTCTACAGAAATATACGGAGATAGGATTTTAGGTATTTCTGTAGAAAGCTCAGAGTCCTACATAAAGTATCTTGCAAATCAAAGAACAAAATTATTGGGTTTAGGAATAATTTATAAAGGGTTTACAAAGAACCCATATGAATATTTAAGTGCAGAGAAGCGTGAAAACTTCTTTGAAACTACTGTAACTGAATATTCAAGATCAGAAGCAGTGGGTGGTTGGGACGAGTTTTAAAATAGTTGCAAATTTAGACAAAGTTGTATATAATACACATAAGGAAAATATGTTAGCACAAAAACACAAAGAAACACCGTATATAGCGGTATTTAAGATACACACAGGTGAGGAATTTATTGCTTCAGTTATCGAAGAGACCTCGTCAGAATATATTATTAAAAACCCGCTCTGTATAGTGTCTACAGCGAAAGGACCACAGTTTGCACCATTGTTGATGTTGGGTGAACCAGGTAAACCAGTTAAATTAAGTAAACCTGTAGTAGCTACTACAGACGCAGGCGTTGAAATAGAATCACAGTATGAAAGTATTACAACAGGAATT